TAATCAAGCTAAGATTGACTTAGGTAACTTTAAATGGGAAGAACAACAGTTTGGATATATACAAGCTAGGCAAGAATCCTATGGTGCTATTGGAGACCAACTAGACCAACTCTATTGGGACATAGACGCAGGTAAACTAGATAAAACAGGCGAATGGTACAAAGCTATTAAAAAAGTCAAAGACGATAATCCAAAACCTGAATAATGAAACTTGATGTTGTAAGAACACAGTTTGGCAAAGACGCTACAAACGGAATGCTTTTTATTGACGGTGTGTTTGAGTGCTATACTTTAGAAGATGAAATGAGAGATGTAAAGGTATATGGAGAGACTGCTATACCTGAAGGAACTTATCCTGTTGAATTTAGAAAAGAAGGTGGATTTCACCAACGATATTCTGCAAGATACAAGAACGCACACTACGGTATGCTCGAAATAAAAAATATACCGAACTTTAAATGGGTGCTTTTTCATAGTGGGAATACAGACGAAAATTCGGCAGGTTGCGTCTTAGTTGGAGACACACAACAAGATTTAGATGTAAGTAAAGACGGATTTATAGGCTCAAGTAGAAATGCTTATAAAAAAATGTATGACAAGATTGCAGTCCCAATGGTTAATGGAGAAAAAGTTACGGTTACAATATCAAAAATTAATCTAAATGAGATAGTAGAAGAATCTGTAACTAAATTATCTAACAAGTCTCCACAGAATATGATTGGAGCAAATGACATATATGAAAAAATTTCAGAGATAAATGGTAATCTGAAAATCTTAGAAGCTAAACTAGAAGGCAGAAATATTACCTAAATAAAGGTTAGTTTGAAATTAAAGTGTCATATTTGCCACAACCCAACCAAACTTTATAAAGTAGGTTTCAAGTGTGTGCAAAAAAAATGCAAGATGTATGGTAAGGTATTGATAAGCAACCCAATTAAGAAGGAAGAAGAATAGTGAAAGATAAAAACTATTGGAAGTTTATTTTAGACAAGGCTTTTAAGACAGGTTTACAAAGTTCTATCTCTTTGTTTCTCGCACAGAATTCAGGGATAATTTCTGCTGACCTACTTGAATTAGTGTCGGTAGCTTTTTTAACTGCGTTCCTTAGCGTTATTCAAAACGGTCTACTACAAGCTAAACCTAAATATACATTTGAAGAAAAATAATAGGTGCTTAACCTAAAGAAGTTTTTGTGTATAGCTTCTCTGTGCTTTATAGCAGTACCTTTGCCTGTCATAGCTGAAGAAGATACTACAACAACTACTACAACTACAACCACAATCCCTGAAGGAGAAGTAGAAGAAGTAGAGACTTTTGACGGAACAACTACAACTACAACAACAATTCCTGAGAATACATCTACAACTAGCACAACAACTACAAGTACAACAACTACAACTGTGCCTGAGACTTGGGAACAGAGTACAGATATGGTTATACCTGAAGATGAACTAGATATACAAGGAAACGAAGTTCAAAATAACATTGACATAAATAATACTTGGACAGGACAATATGGTTGTACTGACTATTGTATAAATTTAGAATTTAGGCAACACGGTGGAGAAGGTGCTGATTATGAATTTGATTTACCTGAAACTACAACTATTGATGAAGAAGAACTCGAAATAGATATTTATGAAGTTGGTTTTACAATAGGTGCTTTGAACAATGAATCAACAGTAACTTATACGCATACAGACGAGACTACACAAACAGATACAATAGAAGCTCAAACTTTTACTTCTGCTGAATCTATGTATGAAGTTGTTGTTTACAACATAAGAGAAACCTTAGATACTTTTATTGATAAGTTTACTTTGACACTTAATGATTGGACTTTAGTAGATAACATAAGTTTTAAATATATTGAGCCAACAACAACGACCACTACAACAACAACTACTACTACTACTACTACTACTTTGCCACCACCACCTGTTGTTTATGAGCCACCACCACCACCTGAGCCTGAGATTTTTGTTGTTATTTTAGATAATGGAGAAGAAGCTGAGTATGAAGAACACGAGATACAAGACGGAACGGTAGAGAGAGATAATGAACGACAAAAGAATTATGAATTATACGGTGTAGAATTAACTGACGAGCAGGTTGCAAGGGGAGATTTAGAGTTATATGACATTGAAGAACAAGATGTGGAAGAAATCGGAGACGAGTTTTTTGATGATGTTGATGTACTTGACATTGTGGAAGATGAGCTTACTGAAGAAGAACTTGAACGACAAATGGAGTTTGATGATAAACTCTTGGAACTTGAAGAAGAAATGGAAATATTTGAGTTTGATACTGAAGAAGAAGCAAAAGAGTTTGTTGAAACAATACTTGAAGTACAGGAATACATTGAAGAAATAGAAGATATTTATATTGAAGAAATTACTATTGAAGATATACCTGAAGAAATAATAATTGTTATAGAAGAAGAAGAATTAGAAGATGAGTTGGACGAAGAAATATTTACAGATGACACCGAGTCAGAGACAGAAATTCAAGAAGAAGATGAAGTCATTGTCGAAGAAGTTGAATTAACAGAAGAAGAAATACAAGTAGAAGTTAAAGAAGTTGAAGAAAAGATTGAAGCTATACAAGAGACTGAAGTTGAAGAACTTGAAACAGAACAAGTTGTTGCAATCATTGAAGAAGTTAATGACGCAGGATTGGAAAATCTTGACGAAGTTAGCGAAGATGTACTTGAAGTTGTAGCTCAAGTTGTAGAACAATCAATAGAAAAAGCTGACGAACTTACAGAAGAACAACAGGAAGTCGTGGCAGAAGTTCTTGGATTTACAGAAACAGAAGATGTACAAGTTATTGCAGAAGCAGTAAAGACTGATGAAACAGTAGCAAAAGCAGTAGAAGAATATGTAGAGAGAGCAGTTGAGAACTCTGACATAGAAGATTACAACTTAGCAGATGTTACAACAGAAATTACTTTTGAGTCTTTAGCTCAGGGAGACTTTAGTGTTATTATTGATGTTGATTTAGACGCAATAAATTTAACAAATATTACTGATGATATGAGTTCTCAGCAAAAGGAAAAGGCACAGGAAGTCATAGTGCCAACAATTATGGTAAGAATTTTATCATTAGCAGTAAGGAGATTTAATTGATAAAAGAATTGTGGTCTTGGTTGATTGAAGCAGTAAAAGAAACTCTTAATCTTGCTTGGACATTGGTGGGAATGATTATTGCAATATTGACTTTGAGTGGTGCGTCTAGGACGATAACTTTTTATGCAACTGTAATTACTTTGGCAATATGGTTAATTACAATTAGATTTAGAAAATAATGTGTTTGATAACTAAAAAAGATGACGGCTCTTTTGTGCAGATATGTAACTGTGATTACGGAAGCAGTCATTGTAAGGAGAACTAATGGCAGATAGTGGAATGACAAATAAAGAGATGTTAATGCTTGTTTTAGAAGGACAAGATAAGATAAATTCACGCATTGATGAGCTTCACGAGAAGGTAAATACAAAGATTTCAAGGTCAGAACTTATGGCTACTGCTACCTTTATTGTGATACTTATTGGTGGAATTATCCAATATTCTATGTAAATTAGCCATTTAGAGCCGTTTTAAGACATAGTTTTACCTTTTAATACAAAAGACCCTAGAAGCTATTGCTAGTATCTAAGGTCTTTTTTTTATTTATAAATCACAGATTCGTCAATTTATGATTTATAATACTTATTGTGAATAAAGTAAAAGGAACAAGTTGTATGTTCTGTGGCAAACATCTTACCACAATTCGTGGTGCTTTGTTTTGCAACGACATAAATTGTTTGGATTTTAAATTAATACAAACAAAACTTGAAGAAATAAAAACTTAATAAAGGAGAGATATGCCTTCATTAATTATTGAAGGTGTGATTGCGTGTCTCTTGACTTTGCCACCAATGGCAAGTGATATGGAGACTTACTTAGATTGCAGGGAGCAATATAAAAAAGTCCAAGTTGTAGAACAATGGATTCCTATATTGCAAACACACTTCAAGCCTGAAGATGTTTTACAAGCTAGTCTTATTGTTTATTGTGAATCATCAGGCAGACCTTCAGTACATAATCACAATACAAATGGGACAATGGACGAAGGTTTGTTTATGTTTAATGATGTAACTTGGACTTGGTTACAGGAAAAACTGAACTTTGAAGGAGACAGAAAAGACCCATTGCTAAATATAAAAATAGCTTCTTGGCTCTTTTATAATGACGGCAAGGGTAAACATTGGTATAGCTCAGAACATTGTTGGAACTATGATTTTTGATATACCACTATTAGATGATTTAGACGAGGAGTTGAGTGATAAAGAAATACAACTTTACAGAGCAAGACAGAGTAGGGAAGCTCGGAGAGAAGCTAATACTTAATCATTACAACTTTATAAAAGATGAAAATGGTAATAAGTATCACGCAAGAGCTACAAGAATTGAAGAACAATTACAAGGTGCTGACCTTATGGTTTTCAATCAGAGCCTTAAAACTAATTACATAGAAGTAAAAACAGATACACAGATAGAAGAAACTAAGAATATTGCTTTGGAATATCTGATTGAGCAAGAGAATGGAGACTTACAAATCGGTTGTCAGATGAAAACCTTTGCAGACTTTATGATGTATTGGAGTTATCCAACTAATTTTGTAAGGTATTGGAATCCTAAAAAATTACAACCATACATTGTAACTTGGATAAGAGACAGTAAATATAAAACAGTAAAAGTAATTAATGAAAATCAGCAAGGAGATAAATGGTTTGCACATTGTTTGCTTGTACCGACTTATGAATTTGATAAACTAAAACAAGTAAATAGTTTTTTAGTAAGCCTTAATGTATTAGAAGGAGTTTTGAATGAAGAAGATTGAATGGCGAGAAGATGAAACTTTTACAGAATATAAGATGAGAAAACACGAAGGTATGCAAGGTATGGGTCAAAAGACAGTAAAGAAAAGAGAAGGTTGGTCTGATAATCAAAAGCGTGGGCTAACTAACAAGAACAAGGGCAGAAGAAAACAAAACCTTGCAAGGAAGAAACTTAGAATACCTGACACAAAGTTTAGAAGCCAAATGGGTAATGAAGAATCTTGGCTTGGAGAAGTTAGAGTAGAAGTTAAAGCAGGTAAGCAAGTACAAACCTTATGGACTAAATATCAAAAAGCAAAAGAACAATCTGACGCTAATACAAGGATTGGAGATACAAGACCATTTATGTTTGTTGCTATGCCTGACGGAACTTCTAACGGATTAGTTGTAGTAGAGCTTGATAAGTTAGATGAAGTTGTGTTTGCTTTACTAGATACTTGGGAACAATAGTATATTAATGTTTAATTGAACATCTTTTAGAACAAGTAACATAAGAAAAATTGTCATAATCATTAACCATAGTTGGCAATTTATCATAATCTCTCATAAATTTTAAAACTTCTTTTGTATGAGGTGTTTTAGATTCTGTGAAATAAACTGAATAAACTGTGTGCCAATGAGTAAAAACTGTATCATATTCATCTAATTTTCTACCACAAGTATCACATTCAGACCAACCGTCAAAGTTTTCTTCTTGAACAATTTTAGGAATATTGTAATTTCTAGTCATATAAGTATGTCCGTAAACTTGTGTGTAATTTTTTCTTGTTTCATTCATACTTAAATTATACATAATCTTAGATTAAAACAAAGTATTTTATATAAATTTTATGTACAAAATATCCAATGTTTATAGGGTTTTAGCTTTGCCCAAAAAAAAACTTTGAAAAATTCCCTAGAAATACCCTTGAAGTCTCACTTAGTCTATATACTAACCACAAGCAACAGACAGGACTTTTATGGCACTTAAAGATTATCTAAAGACATATAAAAGACCACCAATCAAGCGTGGATATTTTTATGGTACAGAGAAGCGTGAAGCTGAATGGGAACAGGTTTTAAAAGCTCTCGAAGAAGGTTACAATGACACAACTGCATTAGTAAATTGGTTAGTTGATGAATGTGGTTGGGACGGTATAACTCCAAAATCTATAACAAATAGAATCAATGAGCAAAAAAAACGAATCCAAAAATCTTAATCAGTTTCTTACTCGCTATGACGATAAGAAACATAATGAAGCTCTAGCCAAAGAAAAATATCCGACAGGTTGGCAACCACACGCTGAGTATGACCCTAAGACTAACAAAGGTACATTAGTCTCTCGTGGCACAAAGGAACAAGAGCCTGAGTTTGCAACCTTACTAAGTGAATGGGGATTCGACCCAAAAGAATATGAGATAGTTGGCAACCTACAAGTCAGAACTTGGGATATGAATATGGGAGACGGTAATGTCCAACAGGCTTGGTATTACAAAGCTGACATAAGAAAAAAAGTTCCTGACTTTGATACAGACTTTGCAAAACTATTAAAAGAGATAAAGACATACAAGATTAAATCACAACCTATTAAAAAAGGTAATACTGCTTTTATGTACTATGTTGCAGATTGGCAAATGGGTAAGCGAGACGGTAAAGGTAGTGAAGAAATAGTTAGCAAGGTTTTAA